GCGTTAACACGTCCATCAAGACGGGTAGTATCACTCCTGACTGCGGTAAGTGCACCACCTTGCTTCAAGGCACTCTCCCTAACATTCATGCGACCAGCATTACCCATACGGTTTGGTTTACCACGACGATCTTCGGGTCGGAAACCATACTTCATCAACTCTTCGTTAGTCTTGGCGGTAACCTGACTCGCAACACCACTAGTGTACGCACCATGGAAACTATGAATACCGGGTGCTGGTTGGTTGTTATACTTGTATTGTTCGTCATTGCGATCAGCCTTGAATCGGGTAGGATCTTGGGCTAAAGTTTGTGCTGATACCAGACGTTTAGCACCATTGTAACCCAAACCATCGTTACGTGTACCGGTTTCGGAACGGTTAGTGGTTCTTTTGGTTCGTTCATGCTCGTTGCGTGGTACAACACCTGTCATTCCCTGGGCGCGTCCAGCCATGGTAGGTAATCGAGTTGGGAGATATGTCGTTGTCTCAGGTTTGTTATGTGTCAACTGACCCACCTTAGCGGAACGCCCACCAGTGATGTCGGCAGCTGGACCACTACGCCCTGGTAAAGTTGTTAAACGGTATTCACCTACATTGATAGGGTTAACCCTAAACATTTGTTGGTAGCCACCGACAGCTGGTACATTTGAGTCAACACCCAAACCTGGACCAACCAATTGTTTTTCCACTGGGGAAAGATTGTTCATGCGCCCATGGTCGAACATACGACCACGCATATCGAGAACTTCCTGACCACTACTCCTCTGTTGACGGCTAATATCCGCGAAATTTTCCATCTCCTTCTTGGCAGGAACTTCCACACGGGAAACAAAGTTATTTTCCTTAAATGGTGGAGGGATTGCAGGTCCTGCCCCGTCATTCGCTAATACAACTTTCGCTTCTGGGCTGTATTTTTCAGTTTTAGAATTAGTACTTAACGTTCGTCCAGCGTAAACGAGACCAGCTATAGCTAACATTGATATAGGATCAGCCATTCTTATTTCTTACTGACATTTTTATTAACATACCTTTTCTGGAAAAGGCCATTTTGGAGGTCCGCGCGGGTACTCGCAGGTTCATATTTCATGGAACGGAGGGGGACCTTGCATTCCGTGTTTATAAGAGGGAAGAGATTACGTTCGTATGTTTGAACGATAGTCTTGTTGAAACGGGAAGTGGATTGGGGTCGGAGTTCATCGGAAGTGTCAATGTATTTGGCGGGAGCACCCTTACCAGCCATGTAGGGGGCAGTGCCGTATAACATCGTATTGGGCCGAGAACCATTATTCAAGTGGCTGGGCTGAGGGTAAACGAAAACTTCATCGGTAGCTCTCACGGAGGGGAGAGCACCTTTATTGTCGACAATAGAAAGACCAGGTTGGAGCTGATACGCCATTTATTATTACATGAGAATATTAATCTAAGCTAGACTGTTCCACCATGCATTCCCGACCTTTTGTCTCCATTTGACCCTAGACCTGAGAATGCATTTAACTGAACCCCTCTCGCATTGGGATCACACGACCCCCCATCACTCTTACACATCTTCTTATCCTTCGCGCCATACAACCACTCCGCAAACTTTGTCTGATCGCCTGGAATTGTTGACACTGGGGCGGTAACAAACTGACGCTCAAAAGCATTACGCTTGTGAACCGGTAAAGTGGAACGAGAACGCCCCGAATCATATGAAATTTGGTCGCTACTGAATTTCTTAATCAAGGGTTGCGCTGTCGCATAATAACACGCCTCCAACCTATTTGGGGCGTCGGTATAATCACTCATCAACACATTGGCGAGAGGATTCTCCTTCGTTGGTTTTTGACAAGTTGCATTTTCTTTAGTACCATAAGGCTCTTTGATAAGTTTTGCCTTATACATGACATACATGACCGAGAGAACAGTAATACCTAGAACGAATACACGTGGGTCACGGCGGATAACAAAAAGGAGACACGTGGCATAAATGATAAACCGTGAAGCCGCATTGATCCGATCTTCTGGTGTTTGTTTACTATTAGGCCAGAAGTCTAAAATTTTTTTATTATTGACAAGTTGTGTAAGATCTTCAAACCAAACTTTCATTTAATATAGATGAGGTTTATTTTTTTGGGAGACCACCCAACATACCAGACATGCTTCCCATCATTTTCATCAATGCATCCTGATTAATGTCACCACCGCCATCATTTTGTATCTTATCCGCGCATTCCTTAGCCATAGCCTCAATTGCATTTAAGGTATCCTCGGGTACAGATTGAATGGTAGTACCTAGGATGTAGAGTGTCTGAAGATACTGCCAAACTGCATCCTTCGTACTTTCCTGCATGTGCTTCCAAAGCTTTTTCATATCAATCTCGTTGAGGAAATCGATGTTTTTAGAATCCTTGAGAATAAATTTCTCATCCTTGCCTGAAATCTTGTCTGCGTATGGGGTCACACTCTTCATAAACCCATCAACAAGGAGACGGGGTGAAGTGCTTTTAATAAGATCAAATGACGTAAGCATTTTCTTGATACTTTTTTCCTCTGGAAAAGTCTTGTGCAATTCCACAAGAAATTGTCCCATCATGTCATTAAACGCAGTAACGGAAGCCATTTTCTTAATAGTAAGGTGTAATCTTTAAGTTTAGAAAGGATCATTAGAAATTACCTCTTTTTGACCTAACCCATTGAGTACGATCACGTATACGAGAATCGCGACGAGTACGGCTGGTTTGGTGTATTGGTTTAGTTCTAATTTTCCTTCGTTGTTCAAATACGCTTTGAGATGAATATAACCAGCTGTCGTACCACCGGCAATTAAAGCTGCGTACACTGGGTCGCGTAAATAATCGGAGAGTTCCATTTAATTATACCTGGGATTTTTTGTACGATACTCTGGTGCGTCACCAAATAATACATCATCTTCCGGTTGGGCCACTGGTTCCACTGGCTCCATTGGAGGCTCTTGTGGTGGTTCAGATGTTTGAACGGTTGGTATGGTTTTAAACTCATTCTCGAAATTTTCGGGTTCGTGCTCCTCCATGGGTTGCCCTTCCTGGAGTTCTTCTGGTGTTTGCTCCATAGCGGCACCGTCTGGTTCCGGAATCATTTCCTCCTCTTGTCCTTCGAAGATATCAGGGTCCTCACTATCCTCTACGTCACCATCCAAATCGATGTCCCTAGAATCCTGGGACATGTACGTTTGAAGAATCTGCTGAACGGGGATCAATTCTTTTACCGAATTTTCAATCGCCAAGCAAAAACGAATAGTCAGTTTTTCATCCCTGTTATAAACGCTTAGATCTTCGTGGAAAATGTAGGGATCCCTGTAAAGATCCTTGGCGATATTGTTGTAACACGTTTGAATGAAAACTTCATTTGTTGGGAGTTTGAGAGATATCTTTTTGTTGTCAGCCTTGAGACGAACAGCTGACAGAATTTTAGTGCACGCAACGAAAACAGCGGCTAAAAGATCACTGAACCAAGCGCACCGGTTAGCGACGTTTTCCCCATGTTGTTTAGACATGGCATTCGACCAATTTGGTACTTCCTTGAGTAACTTTTGAAACATAATTAGAACCTTTCGCCCCTTGGAAAGACTGTTCGCTTCATCATACATGTCGTTAAAAACGTCAATCATAGTTGGACACATAATAGTACACATTTGTCCGAGATACTCCTTCTTCGCTTCGACGAGTACATTCAAATTATCCATTTATGATTAATTGGGTTTTAAATTAATATTTTACTACGCACCATTTCTCCTGTATTTGTTAGCCATCTTCTTGAGATTCATTAGATTTGGGAAGTCTGTATCATCCACGGTATCTTCACGCTCTTTCCTTTTCTTAGACATGTTCCAGGATACGTAAATGTCAAACTCGGTTACTAACTGAACCGTAAACCCACCGAGTTCAAATTGTCTAGCAATATATCGAGCTGCTGCACCTCTATCGAAAACAGGATACCCAATCAAAAATAAGGGTACTGTCAAAAATACCTGTTTATGACCAAGTTCTACACATTGTTTAATCTTTGAAGAAAACTGTTCGTAAATTTTCATATACATTTCCTTTTTGATCTTCTTCTTTTTATCATCAATCTCTATGATGTCATTGATGTTGATCATTACAATTAACTCAATTTATTTTTTATAGAATCTAACTCACCAACCTTTGGGATCGCACTTTCATTTACAAGTTTATAGTCAATAAATTCTTTACCAGCGGACCCCTTTGTGTAAACCTTTACATTGTCGGGAGCCTGGTCCTTTAATGGTTGAGAGCGAAGGGACACTAATCGGAGTTTACCCTTAACAACCTCGAATGAGGCAATCACTGCAAAACCGAACGAAAACCCATCATTTCTAACCACCATGAAAGTGCACTCATGCATTTGACCTGACGAACTCTCATAAGACTTCACACTTTGGGTTTCAATGATGTAAGTGGAAAAACCGAGACGTCTAAACAACTCCTTGTTTGTTTGAATTACAAACTGTTCCATCATATCGTGGTCGACATTAGCCTCCACCTTAGAATAACTGGAAAAGTCTGGGCTGGGATCATTCAGTTTTACATAA